GGGCGCTATATAGCTCTTTTAAGTTTTCATGTAATTCAATTAGTGGTTGTGGCCCAGATGACGTACCTCCGAATCCCTTAATTACGGCGCCAAATGGGCGCACAAGAGAATAATCAAATTTAGGCACTTGATTGCCAAAATAATAGCCATTCAACAAAATTCTGACCGACTCAACCCACCCTTCTCGCGAGTCTTCAACAAAATGAGTTTGATCGCTGTATTGGGGTTCAGCGATTTTTACAGTTCCTGCTCCCAGAGTGTCAAATCCAACTCCAATGCCAACCATTAGTGCATCCATAATCCAAGAAAACAAATAGCCACCTTTTGATGACAACTCCTTTGTGGAGCGAAACGCACAGTTAAAAAGCCCCGCCGCGGTTCGTTCCTCGATAAACTTTGTGCCCATCATCCATAGGCCGCGTCCCGGGGGAGTCCATTTCAAGTTAAATAGGCGTTCATAGGCGTCCTTCGCAGTTCTCTGTGCTTTAGCATCATTCCATTCTAACCCAAGCATGAAAACATGCTGTTTTTGCATGTTAAACATTCCCTCAATGACCCGCCGGCAAGTATGATGCCATTCTTCGGTGCCTTCGGCGTCGGGGTCAAACTCATTAAGCCTTCTAGAATAGGTTCTCTTAAAAGTAATATATCCCAGAGGGCCCCAAGGTACCTGTTGTTCTCTATATTGATCAATAAATGTATCCGATAATTTAAACTTTCTAATGCTGTCAATTGTTCTCATGTCTTGTTTATTTCCTTTTTATTTTAAACTTTTCATATCTATTTTGTAGAATGTCTCTCTGTTCTTTTGCTGTTACCGGTACCGGGTTCATCGGTAGCATGGTATTAGCGATACTTGTGGTTATTTTGGGTAGCAGTTTAATGCAAACATTTGAAGTATCCATGAACATATCATAAATAATACCGTCAGGTCCGTTTCTATTCTTTGCGATGAACATTTTTCCTTGATTTTTTTGCTTATCCTCAATGGTACGCGATATAGTACAAATAAAATCAGCTACAAAACATTTGTTAAATGCTTCAGAAATTTGTTCCATTGTGATCACTTCCGCATTTAACCCCGAGCGATTCGTTTGTGAGGCAGTCCAGACAGGGCACTCATGTTCTTGAGAGATGGCTCTTAATTCTTCATAAATTGATTCAAGCTCATTTCTTTTTTCTTTGTAGGCCACAACAGGCCTTAGTAGATCGGCATAATCTACAATAATTAAGCCGGGCTTAATCCCGCGCTTTAATAATTTAGATATATGACTTTTAATAGTGTTTGTTGAAGCTGATTTTGTTGGGTATTCTTTAACAATGAGCTTACCTTCTATATCTTTAACAACGTCATAAATTTCATTCTTAAAACTCTTTAAATCAGAAAGTGGGTAACTTGTGATGCAGCTGTCATATCTAGAAGCAACCACCGTGTCCTGCAACTCCAAAGTATAGTGTATCACAGCCTTTCCTTCTTTGAGCGCCTGGGCACCAAGATGCACCAGAACCATAGATTTGCCGGCGCCGGTCGGAGCGATAACAACGCCCAGTTCGCTCTTACCAAGGCCGCCGCTACAAATCTTGTCAACATCGTTCCAGCCGGTACTTACAGGATTGCGATACTTGGGCTTGAAACGCTCTTCAAAATCTACCAGATAATCATATCCAAAGTTATTTTCAGAACCAAGTTTAAGTGCATCATTGATAGTTTTAGATATCTCATCGAATGAACACGATTGGAGCAGATTTACTGATTCGATCATTGCTTCCTTCAATTTTTGTTTTCGACAAAATTCAAGAGATATTTCCTTAATATATTCCGAGTCTGTTACTTCTGCCAGATCAATCCTGCGGCAATAGTCTAATAATTGACTCTGAGCTACCTCATCCTCGTTGTCAAACTCGGTACGGAAAATAGCCAACAAAGCGTGCCGGGAAGGATGCTTACCATATTTATTTCTATACTTAACCAACTTTCCAACAAACATCTTGAGATATTCTAATTCTAAGAAATTGATATCTAGAACTTCAGTAATTTGATCAGCGAACGTTCGGTCTTCTAAAATAAGCTGAACGAGGCCTTCTTGGAAAGTTTTACCATATCGACTAAAGTCTATTTTTTCTGCTAGCATGTGCCTCTCATTCTGTGAGATAACTATAACATCTACGGGCGTAAAGTCAAGTTAAAAGTTAATTGTTTAGACTGCGACGTCAATACCTTCGTTCGCGATCTTGTTTAAGTGAACCTTCAATTCTTCCCAATTTAATTCACCAAATCCATCGTCAATCATCATTCCCAGTATCGCCGTTTTATTGAAATTAAAATCAAAATTTTCTACCGACTCTTTGACCAAGATCTTTGATTGAACCGACATCTGCGGGGAATACAATTGCATCATTTTATAATTGTGCTCGATTAAGTCTTTACTATCGACAATATTATTATAGACTTTCAGCTTACTATCTTGGAGTTGATCTTCGCAATGCTCGATCACATCGTCAATGGTGAACACCTTTTCTTCCGACAAAAACTTCAAGCGTTTTCCCACGGTGCCAAAACCAACACCTTTAACCCCCGGTAAATTATCAGAAGTATCGCCGATGATGGCCCGGGCTAAAGCCATGTTGGTAGGGTGGACACCCGTTTGTTCAATAATTCGGTTAGTATTCAAAAATTCATCTTTTATAGGGCGCCAGAGGACTGTTTCTTTGTCACAAAGTTGCATAAAATCCTTATCATTGGAAACTATGATCTTTTGCCATCCATTGTAGTGTTCTAAATTACACACATGAGAAATCACATCATCAGCTTCAACTTGTTCGATCATCGTTTGAATGATCGGCATTTGATTAAGGTATTCAATTAAACGGCGCTGCTGCCAGATCTTGTTTTGTATCTCTTCGTCGGCTGTAAGATTGTGGGAAGCCCTATTAAGACGGATCGGTTTACGGCCGGCCTTATAATTCTTGTCCATGGTCTTGCGTTTTCGTGAACCATCGGGGCCGTCCCACGATATAATGATATTATCGGGCTTTGTTATCCGGACTAGTTTCTGTAGGATCTTTAACGACCCCTTCAAGCCCCCAATTGGTTGCCCATTGGCAGACAAGCTAGGGTCTACAATGTATGCTCGTATATACATGTTTAGTGCGTCGATGACTAGCACTCTTTTGTTTTCATTCTTCATAATTAATTAACTCGTAAATATTGCCCCAGGGATCTTTTTTGTACACAGAGTTGGAGCCATCCCTGTGTTTTTTAACTTTGTCATCTTTGTCAAACTCTTCTACTTCAAAAGCAAAATGGGCTGGGTGTTTACCCTTCATAACAAAGGCCATTTTAATATTTTCAAACTGGACTATGGCCCAAGCCTCATCGCTGTATAATATTTCAGCATTAAAATCAGATTCATACCATTTGGCTGCTAACAACGGATTGTCTACAACCAGAGCGATGTGATCAACTTTCGTCATGATTCGAGCCCTTTTCTTACCATCATACTATAACCCAAGAACGAGTAATAGTCAAGGAGTTTTATTCAGGATCGGCATAAAACCGATCTGCTGAGCCTTCGCGACGATCAAACTTCTGAACGACTTCTTCATCCATTAGTTTAATAACGTTGTTTTTGAATTCCTCATCTGTTTTAAGGATCTCGGCCCATTTAGATGGCTGGAACTTCTTCTCATAGCCGTTGGGCATCTTCAGGGTATACCACGCGCCGGCGCTGGTCATGTGTTCGGAACTCTTTACAGCGTCAAACCAGCTTTCCTCGTCACGGATACCAATGTCTTCAGTGCCCCAAAGAATCCGGAAGGCACAGTTTCTGCCTTGTGTCCCAAAGCGCGACTTTTCAAGTTTAACCTTTACCTCAGAGCCGATTCGGAAGCCCTTCTCATCCTCAATAAAGGCCGACTTTGCTTTTCGCCCTGTCAACCAAATCCGGAGAGAATATGAATAGTGCATTGCTTTGCCCCCGGGAGTCATATAGGGGGTGGTCATCGCAATGATGCGGGCATTGGGCCCACTTGGGATATTAGTCTTAAGCTGGTTCAATACCAAAAATGTGGCTTGCTTGTCAGCAATGGGAATAATCAGCTTCGACATTCCCTTGGCTAAGATGCGTGCCTTCACCGCCATTGAAGACTGGGGGTTGAAATCTCCCTCGACATCTGAAATCGATGGTGTGAGCGCTAATGAGTCCCAGATAAATAATAACTGTTCATCAGTGGCTCCCAGCAGTTCTTCCACGGTTTCTAACACAAACTCTACAGATGACGCCTGAACGTACATTAAGCGCTCTAGGTCGCATCCTGCTCGCTCCAAGAAGCCTGGGTCGATGGCAGACTCAGAATCGAAGTAAACGACCATCTTGCCCGTTTTCTGGGCGTTTGCGGCCACTTGTGCGGCCATGTAGGATTTGCCTGTTGATTCTAATCCAGCAATCTCTGTTACTTTACCGACTGGGATGCCGGCAACCTTTCCTTTGCATACGATGGAGTCTAACCATCGGGATCCTGTTGGGATCCACTCCTTCACTTCTGTGGGATTTTCGCCCGTCAAATCGTGGGCGACATTGCGGCCGGCCTTCTTATTTACAAGACTCATCAGATCTTGCATAGATACGCGACCTGCTTTTGTTTCTTTGGCTTTTCGTGCCATGTGCCCTCCTATGAGCTGTTTTTATTATAACATTTGACAAGGGTGTTGTCAAGCAAAAGCGGCAGACTTTTAACCGGTCTGCCAGCGGCTTTGTTTACTCTGCTGTATCGGCAGAGCTAGCGGTGTCAACCGCGGTGTCTTCATCCTTATCCCCGCAAGCCATCAATAGGGCCGCGGCTAGGATTGGTAGAACTATTCTCATTTTCTCTCTCCTTAAAATAGCGGCAGACTTTTAACCGGTCTGCCAGCGGCTTTATTTACTACTCGTTTGTGGTTGTGGAGGTGGTTGTATCACTTCCCGGGGTATCACCCACCGCAGTAGTCTCGGTTGTGGTGGTAACGGAAGAAACCTCAATAGAATTAGTTGTTTCCTCCGTGGTGGTGTTGTCCGACACCGTTGTTGGGTCTACAGAACAAGTTCCATAAGCGGTCGCGACCATAAGGACGCCTCCGACAACAGTAACGTGTACCTTCCATTTTGCCCATGCGGACTTCATCCAATCTAACATAATATATCTCCTTGTATGTTATCGAAAAGGGGCGCCCTATTATAAGCCGGGGCGCGACGGCATCGTTGTTAACCGGCCATCAATTCATCAAAGGCCTTGTCAACATCGCTACCTTCATTCTTTTTGCCATAAGATTCTGTTTGCTTAGAGCGTCCCTCTGCTGAGGAATCGCTAGAAAGCTGTTCATCAAGAATGGTATCAACCTGTTCGGGCGTCAGGCGCTCAAACAAGCCGTCAAAATCGGGTATATTTTGAAGAAGTGCGGGGATAGCGTCGGCGTCGTCCAGAAGGGGGCTCGTATTACGACGCATCTTCAAGTTGGTTTGTGGATATGCACCGGGACGAGTTGGCTTCGTATAAGTAAGGGTAATATCGGTTCCTTCAGCAGAATCAGTGACATCACCGTATTCTGGATCAAGAATATAACCCAAAAGCAACTCATACGCAGTCTTGCCGTAGCCGTAGACCTTGACGCCTTCTTCTTCGCGGCCGCGTACCACTACCGGAGAGAAATAACGTTGACGAACAAAAAGTGATTTAGCAAGCTTCTTACTCTCCTCATCGTTCTTCTCAGTACCCTCGCGCCATAAAGATGACGCGAATTCGCATATAGGGCATCGCTCACCAAAGTTTCGCTTTGGACACACGACACCGCCTCTATGATCTCCCACATTATAGTGGAAGTACATTTCTTTCAACGGATCACCATCGTTTGTTGGCACGATCCGAATATCTTGGTCTCCCTCCTCTGGCTTAAACCAGTGTGAAGAACCATTATCTCTAGTTCCCTCACCACGCAATGTGGCGAGCTTTTGTTTCATTAGTTCCATGTTAATAGACATTACTTTTTTCTCCTTTTGTTTTGATAAAGTATACTGAGCTTTCCTCAGCATCTAATGTATTACTCTTGAGCTAGCTTGTCAAGAGTTTTTTGTTGTATTACGTTGGTATGGGCAACGCAAAACCCAAAGTCTGATTCAAAGGGCGACTCATATATTGCATAAGACACATTTTTAAATGCATTCCTAGGTTTATCCTTGAGGTGCCCAATAATTTTTTTATGTAAATCTCCGTCCTTTTCTAATCTTTCAGTTGATATACAGATATAATAACATACGTCGCGTGAGTTGTCAAGATCAAAATACCAGTTTTCTTTAAGATTATATGGATCAATACGCCCGAGTGAGCGGATCCTTTGAATATCAGAAGTTGATTCTAAATTGCCAATAATTGGGTTTGTGTGGTCAAATAAATTTTTATAATGCACACAATAATAGACCGTTTTATTGATGGTTTCGAAATACTTTTTAATCGGCACTGAACCAATAGATTCTTCAAGCGTCGGATTACTAAGGATTGTAAAGGAGTTGAAAAGGCCCGATCGGGTATATTCTTGCAAAATACCGAAAATTGCTCTTTCTTGAAGTTTGGTGGTGCCAAGCAGTAAGTCAATATCTGGCTCAATATAATAAATGTCTACCTTTTTGTTTTTCAAATATTGTAGAATGGCCAGTGTTGCATTTGCAGTTCGTGCACTGCCACAAACAAACACTTGGACATGATTATTTATTGAGGAGAAGAACTTCGTTAGATCTGGAACACTGCTTTCATAGTCTTCTAATTTTTCTTGGTATTTAATTTTGCGCTTGTATTTAGTGCTGCGTGTTACATTGTCAGAAAGAACATAAATATCATATTCTTTATTATTTGCAAAGCAATTGGCGACATTTGTGCCGGCCGTGCCGATGCCAACTAGTGAAATCATAGCTCCAGCCCCTTAAGGTCGTAATAATTCTTGCCGGCATTAATATTGCCGCGGAAATAACCAAGCAAGTTGTTTTCAAATATGTTCTTGATTAAGGGCACCAAATCACGTTCCTGATCATGCAAATCAATAACTATCTCATCATGCACAATATGAGAGATAAAAGACCTTTTATCATTTAAAAACTCATCTATTTCAATGGCGCGGTCGAGAACCAAATCCGCTGTCGTGCTTTGGATAAGATAATTAAAGGCCTTGCGTTCATCGACCTTTATTTTTCGGCCCATGGGTGTGGATACGTAGCCCTCATCGTAGTATTGCAACAGGATTTTGTTTCTGTTATAAAGCTCGCTTTTGATTGTATTTGACTCTGGGTTATAGAGCCAAGCAAAAAACTTCTCTTTGGCTTCTTCACGAGAAATAACGCCACCAAACACATTCTTGGCATTCCACTGATGGATATCCCACTCAGGCTGGGGTTCCTCACCTAGGGCCAGGACCGTTCTCAACTCGGCACCATTATAATCAAGACTCAAAAACCAATCGTTTTTTGGCTTGAGTGTTTTCCGATAAACTTTTCTCATTGTAAGTATCGGCAGAGAATTACTGAAAGTGGTCAGGCGGCCAGTTACGGTGCCAAAAAGATTGTAATCAATATGCTTGGGGCCGTTTATAAGACGATTGATTTGCACCCTATCTCTGGTGTTGGTTAACATTTCTCTGCAATCTTTGTTGCTAATATCAAAGTCCCGATATTTCATTTTATACAGAAGCCTGTGTGTTTTAGCTAAGTGCTCATAATTGCTAGGCTTTTCACAGTTCTCAAATACAAATTTTGTAATCTGATTCTTTGTTTCACAGAATTCTAAAAGGAAGTCTTCAGGAACCAAATCATAAAAGCACAATTCTCTCAAATTAATCCTAGCGATTCTAAAAGACTGTAAATATGCCTTAAATTTTGATTGGTTAGCCGCCAATTTTGCCGCTAGTGGCTCCGGACAAGCCGCTACTAGGTTTTTTCCGCCAGTGCGGATCCAAGCGTATTCCACCTCATTATTTAAAATAGCGCCTGAGTGCCGCCATGTCTTCGTTAATTCTTGTGGGAACTCATCAAAATGAAGTTTGCCGTTCGCATAAATGCCAACACATTCAGATTTATCGTCTAGACTTTGAAAGTACAATGGGCTCTCCGGTTTCTTTTTGTCTTTTCATAATATAACTGAGTGAGCCGTTATAGTCAAATGGATGATTGATAATTCTTTCAAAAGCGATGGACGCACGGGATGCTCCGAGCGAGTCATATATTGAAAGTGAATCTCTCATTATTGTTTTTTGTTCGCTTTCGCTAAACTTTTTTGGCTCTTCATATACTCTTATTTGAAAAAGAAATTGTAAAACTTTTTTATCACTGAATGTGCGGGAAAGGGATTGTTCGCTATAGCTTTCCGGGATGACGTAAGTTGTTTTTGAACGGCCGTTGCACGTCTCAACGACCGGGATCTTATCAAGTCTAACCAATTTATACAGTTTGTGCAAGTATTTTCTGAATTTTTCGTAGTAAAGATAATCTGTGCGCGTGTAGCCAATATTTAGAATGCGGCCGGTTGTGGACAACCTATAGGCGGCGCCGTACTCTAACATTTCATTCGAACCAATATCCGCTACAATTCGCCATGGTATATTCTTGTCTACCATGAAACCATAGCTTCTGCATGCATTTAAAAAATACTTCCAGTGGGGAGAGTTAACAAAATTTTCAATTTTCTGATGATCATTATAATAATCCAAGTCTGCTATTTCTATAGCCAAGCCGCTAGCATTAATCGGGCAATATTTACTTTTAACAAAGGCTGAAAAAGTGAACGGGTGGGCTGGCGCCGTCCTTTCTAATAATATTTTTAAATGATTTATGAATTCTTTAAAATTTTTAACATGAATTTTGTTTTTAGAAAAATAACTTTCTACTGCTGTTGTGTAGGTGTCTTGATGCTTGTTGAATAGGTCAATGGGGCTAACGAAAGACTTGTGAACTTGTAGATCACTCAAATATGGATGGCCGGCCTCTAGTTTGCCGGTTGCAACTGCTTTTTTGAATTGTTGCTTTAGATCTTGAAAAGCATCAACAACAAAGTTAATAGCTTCCTGTTCAGGACCATCGGTACTGGTGGAATTTAATGATTTTAAACGGGCGGTCGACTGGTTGTCCAAGTACATAGGTATGAAATCTGCAGTCACTCGCCCATATAGAAATTTTTCACCAAAATTAAAGTCAACTAAATTCAAGTATTCCGCAGCGTCAATAATGACATCATAATTGTAAATAAATCTTTTATTGAAAGTCAGGAAAGCACCATCATCGTTGTCGGTTATGTATAAATCTGCCATTTTATTTTCCTATGTTGGTGTATCGTCAGGTGAAGGACCGGTCACCTCAAAGTCGGCTCCTGCATCTTTTAATTGTCCGGTCACGTGAGAAAAGCCTTGATCTGAAATGTACACTTTGCACTTTGCATTTGATTTTTCATTGGCGCCTTTTCCCGATTGCGTAGACTTTTTAGATTTGCCATCTTTATCAGCGGCCGCAACCCAGACGGCCGTGAGCCTTGTTTCGCCATGGCCGGGGGCGAAATCGTGTTCAGCCTTTATGACCATATAGTATCCACCGACGCCCAAATCAGACAAATCAAACTTATCAACGTCATAGGCTCCCATGCTGGGTGCAAAGCCCTGCGGATCAACAAATATGTAGTTTCCCGGGAATGCCGCTACATTGGCGTAAGAAGTGATATGTACATCGTACAACTCTCTTAGTTGTAACAAGCCATCATAGCCGTCTTGTTCGTAGCGCACCATTGCCAGCGAGGGAGGGCTATCGGTTTTTTGTAGTGTGATGTTTTTAATAATTCCACGATTTTTACCAAGAACATAGTGCATGATACCTCTGCTCTCATCGTCGGAACGAATACCATTCATGAGGTTTAGGGGCTGTGTTCTTCCGGCATGAAAAATAAAATAATTCATCTCTCTAGAGGGGCCAGGATTTGGTTTATTATAATACGCCTGGCCTTTGATGTTTAAAACGGGGAGACTAAGCGCTGAATTAGTGTTTAACCTGTTAAACTTGTTTTTGCTGCCCACGATCTGACTCGTGATCTCATCAGTCTTTGTATATTTTGGATAAGATGTTACCACAGATTCATAAAGCCTAACTTTTTGTTTAATTGAAAAGGGATAACAAGAATCTTCATTTAAGTAATTTTTTATCAAATCGTTAAACAAGTCTTTCAAAAACTGGGTTAGTGGGTAGATCGCTTGATTCTTTTTGAGCAATTTGCTGGTTAGCCACTCAGAGAAATATTTTACTGAAATCGGGATATCCGCAAAATTAACATAATAGGGTTTGCTGGTCCCGTGATCAACAATCTCAAGGGGTCCTAAAACTACTCTAAATTTTTTGAACTCTCGGGCAGCTTTTTTTAAACTATCAACTTCTATTTTTTTCAACGCAGGATCAATTCCGAGACTTTTATAGGCATTACCTCCGGATCCCGCGAGGCCTTCGGCGGTTTTTGTTAAACTGTTATCAAGGCTGCCCATAATAACGTTTAACATATCTCCAAGGAAAAAGAAGGGTAGCTGTATGCTGTCCATACCCGCTAAGGTCATTGCGGCCGCTAGCTGGTTTTTGTCGTCTTTTGATTTCTGAAGTTGTGATGCCATTGCGGCCTCAAGATCCGCACTCAAATTAAGACTAAGTTCTTCGCTACCTTTAGCGACCTTCCCGGCTAGTGGATAGGCCGGTCCTTGGGCCAAAACAGCTTTCAAATCTTCTCGTGTGAAGTTAAGAACGTGCACATAGCCGGCTTTGAACATTTGTTTAAATATATGTGAATGCATAGCTTGTTTATCTTTATCAACTTCTTTAACATCTTCACTTTTAACTTGATTAAGCAGTTCTTTGGCTTCGGCCGATTCTGTACATTTAACAGACTCATTTACAGTTTGAAATGCTAATTTTCTTGCTAACATTTTTATATTTGTGGGAACATGAGAGAAAATATTCATTTTTGTCTTAGAGTAGTATTCTTCCACATAAGCAAGATATTCAATTGAAAAAGTTACACGCCCTAACTCATCAAATCCAAATTCATGTGTAACGGGTGATAAATTGACACTAACAAAACTATCATCTAGGGCAGTTTTTATGCGTTTGGCCGGTGAGTTGCTGTTGCCTTGACTGGCCCAGCCAAAAACTGCTTTGAGTCTAAAATTTAGATCGTCATCAGCTTTAAAATTTTTAACTTTGACGCTTTTGCCAGTTTTTAAAGCTAAATCAATATATCTAAAAGTAACATTCTCTTTTTCAGTGTCTCCTTTTATTATCCTTGGCTTTAGCAGTTCATCAAAATCAGCAGCGTGCAATTTTAAAACTGCTTTAATGCAGCGTTTTTGCGCAAACATATCTTGGCCATCAAAAACCAGATTAAACGAACTAATTCCGATCCCAAAGCCCCGCTTGTCTTTATTTTTTAACAAATCTGCAATATCGGCGCGGGAGGCATTTGAATCAAACGGTATTTCAACTTCTTTAACTGCGCGGACACTGTTAGCGTCCTGTATGCGATATAAACGGATTAAAGGTTGCATGGACGAAATCTCGGCAGGCGTAGCGTCAAAAAAGTCTCCTTGGGTACTGTACTGTGTTAGTTTGTTCATAAAACCAAAAGACTCTCCTTCCGCTATCAATGGGGCATTCGCCACAAGGCCACCTTCGCCACCGCCTCTATATGGTAATCGTCGACGAATCTTGGGCTCTCCGTCGTCATCTGCATCTTTCACAGTCGTATCATCTAAAGTCCTGCTATAATTCGCTAATGTTGCTATCTGCCCCAATAAGATGCATTGTTCCTTATATTCAATAATAGGAACGGCAAAGAACTCATCGCCAGTCATAGCAAGGATGCCTTCGCTGGCAGCGGTGCGCTGTTCAGGAGTGCCGCCGCGGTGTCCGACGAGGGACTGGCCGGAGAGATTGCCGCGGCTGGTGTCCAGATCTTGGTTCTTTTTCTCATCAAGCTCTTTTGCGCATTTATCCAGCTGGGTTCCAGACTTGCCCATATTCTTTAGTTTTGCTAGCAGTCCAACCAGCCGCTGAAGTGGGGCCCGGTCTCCGCCGGCGGATCCGATATTCCTGGCTGCATTATATGCAGATCTGCGCATTGCTTCGATATTTTCAACAGATCCCTTGGCTTGAGCTTTTCCGGCGCCGGTTTCAACTACGGCGGCCTTTCCGCCGCCGGCCGCACCGAGCAATCCGGCGCTTCCCGCTTTATAACCGGAACGGTTACCGCTTTGAGAGCCACGAGTCCAAGCTTCGGCCGCGTCACCCAGGATAGGAAGATTTGCAGGATAACCCGGGTTATTTACGGCATCCATGGTTATTTCTGCGTTGCCTTTGCCGGTAATAAGTTCAATTGCTTTGGTACCCCTACTCGCGACGGCCCGGGCTGGCCGGCGCGCCTCAAAGTCCGCGTCCACTTGTCCGGAAAGAATATTTTGGAGTGAGTTCTGCTCGTCTGTGTTGAGGGCTACGGTACCAAACAATTCAAAAGCTTCATTAACTGTGAATCCGCCAATGTCTTGATCTCCAATGGCGTGTATTTGGGCGACTACAGCATTGTATTTTCTGGCCTCTTTTGCAAAACATCCGGCCGATTCGTGAATTGCCGCACAATTTTTATTCAACAGCGCAGTATATTCTTTTGAAGAGCTAGCTAACGCTGGATTGCTGCTGTCAATATTTGCTTCGCTTAGGGCGCCCGCTGAAGTGCACTTTATTGCATCTGGCATATCCTATAACCCCAACGCTGTTGACACTTGTTCTAAATTAATAGGTATATCAAGGACATCGCCTTTGCGAATGTGAGCCTCTGTGGGATATCCGTTATACCATGCAATAATCCACCACAATTCTGGATTTCCGTAATACTTGTTTGCAAGATTATAAAATCTATCGCCGTATTTCCATATGTGAGTATCTACAGTCAAGGAAGAGCGGGCTAATACTCCGGGGTGATTTAAGACAGCGGTGGCAAAATGCTCAATGAACTTATTGTCACGTGTGTGCTTTCCGGTTAAGTATTTTTTTCTATTAATGAAAATTTGGTCTCTATCATATCTTGACATTATTTAAATCCTAAATCTCTTAATCACCGGAATAAGATCCTTGTGCGCGCTCCGACGATTCAATAAGAACGTCTAAATCGCCCATGGCGTCACCGCCAGCATCAGTGTATCCGGCATCAATCGCGGATTGGCCTGCAACCGCTGAAGCAACGTAGGCTGCGTTATCGCCTGTATATTTACCCGCCGCTAAACGGCGCTTATCACGGCCTAGGCGCCCCTCACCCCCGAACAGGCCCTTGGTGCCGAACATACCACCGTATCTTGATTCCGCGTTGAGCCTTGCTTGCTCAACTTTTGCTCTGCGCTCTTCGCCGCGCTCTGCCTGATCCCATGTTTTGCCATCAAATTCAGATTTCATGTTTCTTACATCAAAGGTGGTGACACCGTAAGGGAACGCCTCACCTTCGCCAGCGCTGAACTTGTCGTTTTTGTCCCAACCAAGAGGGTGCTCGTGAATGGGTGTAAACCCAACGACAACCTCAATAACTTTTGGAAGAATAGTGTTTTGTACAGTCTCATTAGTAACTGCGTCTAGTTTTTCAAAAACTCCGGATTCCCTATTCTCTAAGTTGTGGTTAATCGTAAGGCTTGAGATAAAGCCCAATTGACCATGTTGTGGTTCGGGGCCTTTAGAACTATACGATTGATAAAATGTAGATTTTGCTTGTAAATTTCTGAAGCTAGCCTGATCTGAAGTTCTGCTTATGCCTCTGGTGTCCTGCAAAAGGTTCATGACCTTAAGTCTTACTAGCGGACCTTGAGAGATTGTCTGGGCTTCTTGTACCTCTGAATAATTTGGATATAAAAATTGAACCAAGCTTTGCACTTTACCAAGATTTTCAAATGCCTCGCTTTCACTTGCGGCCGGAACAACAAAGCTTAAATTTATTGTTCTGTCTGTTTGTACGAAATTATGGATCTTGTCAGCGCGGCCGAAAACAGCCTCAGATTGCCAATTTGGCGTGTAAGATTCATTATACGAAGTTATGAACGCTTTGAAAAACACACTTGTCTGAGAAGCTTCGTGCATAAAAGAAAGATAAAGCTTTTTATTGTTTGCAAGACCATCGGATCCGTCTGCATACCATACATTGTCTTTCCTGCCAACTCTATTCTTTTTATATTTATGAGAATCAAAAATCTGATTGAAAAAATCAGCTGCGGATGGTCCGGTTGTTTTGTCGTCTGCCATTTACATTATGTCCTTGAGGTCGCGGCGCGTGATGCGCGATCGTCTTGAGCTTTGGTCACAATTCGTTTAATAGACTCATTGCCAATTTTAACTTCCGTTACGATTTCTTTAGGCCCACTATTAATATAGGTGTTACTTGAAGAATTGCTGGCAATATTTGTGCTAGCGGCTGTTGTGGCTGCTGCACGTGCTGTTGCGGCTGGTTGGGCGGCGGCGGCCGTTGCCATTGTATCGGTCATAACACCGTTATTGGAAACTTCGGATTGTGCCTTAATTGCTATACCTACATCCGCCATTGCGCTGCCTAAAGCTAACGCTTTTGTTCTTGAGACTGTTTCAATAGCTGCGGCAATTTTTTCAATATTGGCCGCGGCGCCGGGATCCGTTAAAGCGTTAAAAAACGCGACGGCTGCTTCTACAATTGTCTTAAATATATCGCCTATATACGAGATTACAGCTTCAAACTTTCTAAACGGAGTCATCAGGGCGTCAAATGCTTGTTCTAACATACCACCAGTAAACATGTCAAAGAAACTTGGTGAATTCTTTTTGCTAAAAGCCTTCATAAGTGCAGCAACGCCAGCAACAAGGCCCACGACTGCAGCAGCAGTGCCAGAAATAGGCAAGGTAACCGCTATGAGTCCCACAACGAGGCCGCCAAGAACGCCTTTTAAAATGTTGATCATGTCTTTGCTTGCTTCGGCGCCCGCGGTAAACGATTTAAACCATTCTATAATAGAATCTCCGCCGATGACATCCCACAAGAATGAAAGGACGTCAACGAAGCCATCAACAGCAAGACCAACACCTTCAAAAGCTATTGAAAGCAGCGAGACTTCATCCTTGCCAACCTTAATCCAATCAAGAAGCATCACCAATGCCACTATGGCGCCCGGGACAATGCCAAAAGTAACCAGCAATGCGGCGCCCAATAGTTTAAACATTGTTATGTTTTCAGATATAAAGGTCAGTATTCCCCTGAAGGCATCAATCAAAGGCGTGAGTATCGGTATCATTTGCCTGAACACGGCATTTAGTTGTTCCTGAAACGATGCTAGCGTTTTGGCTCTCTTGGCTTGCTCTTCAAAGTCCTTCGTCACCATCTTGGTTTCTTCTGAGACTGAATCCATGCTTCCGCTTAGGGCCATGGCCAGATCGCCAACACTTTCAAGGCCCATTGCATCTTTATAAAAATTCTTCTGATAGTATGACATTTCATCAAATGATAGCCCTGTGTCTAAGATAGAGTCTCGGATCATTTCAAATCTAGCGGTTGGATCTGTCTCCATCATAAGATCCATGGCATTTACAAAGTTGCCACCAAGCGCAGCGTTTAGCTTGCCTGCTTGTCGAGCGGCGCCTTCAAACGTGTCAAATTGATTGACAATGTTCAACAATTTGTTGATTTCAAGACCAGTAACCTTGGAAGCAGCCGCTAGGTCTCTAAACGCCTCATCGCCATTTTCACCCAATTTCGCCATGGCTTCGCCAGCTTCTAAAAACTGAGCAGATAACCTTTCAGGTGATACTCCAAGTTCCTCAGCAAATCCAGATAAATCTAACATAGCTTGGCCGGCTTCGTCAGCACTCATACCCAAGGCTTTAGTTGAAAGTTGTACTGATTTGGAAAAAGCCTCATTTGATATGCCAAGCTTATCCAGCACAGCGCCGGTTTTAATCAAACCTTCTCTAGTTGTTTGGTCTTGATATGAAAAATCAGTAAAATTGTTAAATAATGAGGTAGCGGAGGCGCCCATATCTGCCGCTGAAGCCGTGAACTTGCGGCCTTCCTCATAAGTATTGGATATTGACCGTGCAAAGTCCTCATTGGCGCCTGTAGCCTTCATAAAGGCGTTCTCCACATCACCCATCTCAACTGCCAACTTTGCTATAGCAGTAGCAAATTGCATTGCAAATTGGGGGGCGCCGGCTTTTATAAACCCTTTAACTCCGCCATTAACGCCTTTAAATTTATCGCCGATACCTTTTAAGTTTTTGGCGTTTAACAAACTGCCAATTTCTGGGGCGGTTCCCGAAAATAGCGTAGAGAAGCTGTCGGCTAGGCTGTCGACCGCGGTATTATGTTTCTCTAATGCCTTTTTCTGTTTCACTAACAATTTTTCCGCTTCATTCATCTTCTTGATTGCCCGGGCGCCCGCATCGGTGCTAGCATCTTCGGCTTTTGCTAATAATTTTAATTTTTCAATTTGAATCTCAATTAATTCATTTTTAGCCTCAATCTTTTTAGACCCTTCCCCCATTGTTGCTATTGACTGTTTCATCGCAGTCTCTTGCGAGACTAAAGCTGCAATAGTTCTTTGGCGGGCGTCAACCTCTTTCTGGGCTGCAACTACGACACGCTGTTCAGCGGCTGTGGCGGATTGGTTCTGTGCGGCTACTAGTTCAAGTTGTGAATTGGTAAGATCTTGTAGCTTTTGATTTAGCTCGTCAACGGCGCCGCCTTGAGCGGCTAATGCGTCTATAAGCTGTTGTAGTTGTTCTGGGGTCACAGATTTTACCTCTTACTAAACTAAATAGTTTTATCCAAAAAAGATAGCTATGCTTTATTTTTGAGTTTGAAACGGGGAAAGTTGGGCCGGCATACTTGGGGAATTATCCGAAGTCAGTGTATGGGTGTTAGAACTCTTGGAATTACCACCACTTTTGCTTGCTTGCTCGATGGCCTCTTTTTCCATTTCAAGTTGTTTTATTAAACGCTTGGTAAACCAATCTCTAAGGCCGATCGGAAGATTGTAGGCCTCAGAAAATGACCAGCCTCCTGAATACTTTAAAAAGAAGAACTGCTCATAAATGCTTTCCATGTATTCATCGGTCAGGCCAAAAAAAGTCCGCACTAAGCGGAACCTCCATGTCCTGCTCGTAATTACAGTCACTGCATTCAAAATGTTGTGTTAAATCAATGTTTGGGGAGGCGCCGCGATAAGCTAACCTTAAATGGCGAGAATCAGTAGATGGCATATTCTGCACAAGATAGTTAATTGAATCAATGTTGTTATCTCCATTGACTGCTACAATTAAACTAGACAACTGACGTGTAATTCCACGGTCTTTTCGTTGTTTTTTATCCATCTCTGCGCCTGAACTAATTGTTTTCTCATCATAACCTCTTAAAAGGCCAAATGTGACAACAACGTTGGTTCTAGGAAGAGTAACGTCAAAAGTGCCATTACTGTTGTTGGTTATGTCCATTGTGTTTTCGCCATCACCAGTATAGACTGACGCATCATTTAAGTCAAAAGAATACGACTGATTTTCACCACATTGTGGACATGTAACCTTGGTTGTATAATCGTTGCCATATCCTGAGACGCGGGTTGCAATAATAATTGCGTTTCTATCGCCTACAAACAACGAATCGGGGTCAATTCCCTTGTTTACAATTAAGCTGCCAATTACTCTATCAAGGGCGACACCTTTTTTAAGTAATGTTCGCGAAGTAAGCATATCTTCTTCTTTCGCCGTCATTTGCTTAATTTCAATAGAAGACTCTCCACAAAGTGGGTGCCCTTCTGGGTAGTATTTACCCTGTGATGGTAATTCCACAAATTCTGTTGGAACTACAAATGAGAAACCACCCGAGCCTTCGTTCATTGCCTGAACAGGGGGGGAAGTATCTTGTTGTTGAACGCCTCCTAAGCGATCTTGATTTCTAGACAATGTACACCTCTCGTTTTATTAAATTGTCATTATATGTTAAAGAAACTTTTTCCACCGCCGGCTACCGCGACTGAGGGGTTAGCGGTTTCAACGCGGGCCCAATCGTACATAAGCTCAACAGTAGTGGTAGTAAGCTCATCGTCACCATAGGATAATTGGCCAAGCTGAACGTCTTTAACAAATGCGTTCCAGAGTGTCCAAGTTTCAAGCGGCTTGCCATCAGAATCAATCTGAGTGATAATGACGGTACCAAGAGCACCAGCAGCCTTGGCTTTAGAAATAGAACCAAGGGAAGTTGCGTTAGCAGGGGGAGAATAACCGGAGAGCCTAACAATGTCGGAGAACGTTGCAGTGACATCTGGACTAACAGGGTCTACCATTTCAATGGAAACAGTGTTCCATGTAACAGCGCCGGGGTAATAGAACTTGTGGTTTAGGTAAGCGTGCTCTACATTTTCAACAGTAAAACTGGGCTTTGCGCAGGTCTTGGCGTACCATGCAATGGCACCACCTTGTTCAGCTTGAATTCCTTGGAATTCAACTGTAAATCTGAAATTTCTCTTTGGATCTTTGAGGGTTACGTCCTCGCCGAAGTTTGTTGACCAGAATGGCATTGTTTAAGTTCTCCTGTTTATAACAATAAATAGTAGGGGGGAAATATTTTTCCCCTTATAGTTTAGTCATCAAATGATGCGCCTGTGTTGAGGATTACGAAGTCAATTGCAATGAATTCGATAGCTCTAGCGGGCTTAATCATAATCTTAGCATACATAATGTTTTGATCGATAAGATCTGGTGTCGTGGTTGACTCATCAAGGATAAGTCGGTAATCTGTGATACCATATCTCGTCTTAACATTTGCAAGGAAGGGCTCTACGAGACCTTTGAAACGGTTCCAAGTTGCCTGCACATTTTGCTCAAAGAGAATTTGTGTGGACAAGATAGAAATTTGCTTCTTCAAATAAATCACCAAACGGCGGACATTAACTCTGTCAAGGGCCGATTGGCGCTCTTGGAGTGTTTTCTGGCCGAACAACACGATGCCGGAGCTTGGGAAAGAAGCAATCGGGTTAATGTTATACTCGTACAGTGTGTCGCGACTCTTAGATGTTAATCTTTCGCTGACGTTCACAATTGGGATCCCTGCGGCGCCGTCTGTAAGACCGCCCCGATTGAATCCTGCTGGTGCGAACCAGACATCTGTCTTGGCCTCGGAACTTCCGAGTACACCAAGGATAGCAACTGTGGGTGGAATCCATACAAGCTGGCCAGTATTCTCGTCGCGAGTTTGGACCCATGGGTAGAAGGTTGTTCCGTAAGAGGAATCAATCCTTCTGTCTTTGAGTCCTAAAGCAGCTTGATCTGGGTTTGTACCAATTCTACTAGACTTGTCAGAGTAGTATTGCTCGTGTGGTGGAATGTAAACGTCGGGAAGATCAATAAGTGCTAGCGCGTCGGCGCGCTCATCACATATGTCAACCATGTGCTCAGTTAAAGACTCTTGTGTGAGGCCTGGCGCTGTAAGCAGGTTCATATCAATCATCTCAGGATCAGTCACAGTGTCAACGGCGCGGCGCCATGTGTGGTATACATAGTTGGTGTCTTCTGTAGATGTGGAAGACATGAATGCGTTGTAAAGTGGATCTGGTCTGGTGATATCCCAACCGTCGGCGCCGCCCCAGAAGGGTACCGTAAATCGGTTATAGCCTGCATCCAAAACATCAGTGTAAGATGCACTGGTTACGGAAGCCTCGGCTTTACGTGAACCGGAGTTATAGTAATATGCAGAACCAGATGTCTCAATATCATCTAATGAGAAGATATAAGACCATGCGTTAATGCCTTTAGTAAGAAACACGCCGGTTGTCGGATCGTCAGGAAAGTTTGCGTATGGCAATCTATGGAAGTCTGCAATGCTTGCGTCAGGCCTTGTGGAAGACGGGCTGCGAGTAGTGTTGAATCCAAAGTACGCGTTTGTGGGGTCTCTTAAGCCGCCGTCAGAAGCCGAAACTCTGATAGAGGAGCTTGGGAACAGCAGCGAGCCACTTAAGCAGTTAGAGGTCATGTCTTGTTCACCATCACTTGAACCAGAAAGCAATGGATTAAACCCGTCACGCACACCATTTCTGTCGCCACCCATGAATTGTCTTGGATCCAGAATGAACGAGGTGTCAATCACACCAATTTCTGAGCCGGTGATGCCAGTAACACTAGCCGGCTTGGGAGGACCGTAGTAACCAAACGGTATGAGGGTTGAATCGGTTGCGCCGGCTTCAACATCTCCGTCAAGTTCAACATAAAAGTACTTAGACTTGTTTGGATAATCACCATAAGTTTTGAGCATCTTGTTGGTTGCATCCCACTGCACGAATTGAGTGCCAATCTTGCGGCCAATATAGCTGGGAGATTTTGGATCTAAACTACAGTTGTCAAACCTTTCCATGACCTGAATTTTGTTATCAGTATCTCTAATATCCCTAACAACAACCGAGAAGGTGCCATAAGGATTTGAAGTGGTAGAGGATTGGCGAATTTTTTCAATTGATACCTTGCAGTTCTTATGCAACCATTCGCCATGGCCGCGGCCAACAAGGCGGAACAACTTTTGAGCGTTTTGTGGCTCGTAAGATGCGGCGGCGCCTTGATCTTGGGCGATAAACCAACCGGCGACTGCTTCACGGGAGCCCTGTGCTTTCATGTTAGCAGGGCTGTAATCATTATCTAGAGCACCACCTTCACCAATCGGAAGCAGAACACCGAATGTCGTAGTCAGGCTGTGTAAGCCTTTTCTGCGTAGTGCTTGTTCGTAAGACTCGCCAAGCCAGTAATCTTTTCTTGCAGATGCGGGATAGAATGTAGTTGTGTTATTGTTAGCAATTTGAGGGTTGGTATTTAATCTTTTACGAAGAAATGTTTCTTGTGTGTCATCAAAACCAAATGTAACGCTTTCAGCAGGCTGTGTACCCGATATATATAAGTTATACAGCCCATTTGAATCTGACGCAATAACCTTACCAACACCCTTAGTACCAAGATCGGTTGCAATACCTCCAAACGTAACAATATTACCACTTAAGAAGAGTTTACCTTTGTTTAGATAAAATGTCGCTGCATGTGTGCCTTCACCAATATTGGCTGAAGAACCTGAGCGAAATATGAATAGGCCGAAGGCGCCGCCATTGGCTGTCAATGCTGTAGTGGGCGTTGCGCCCTCATATGTAGCCGCGGAACTACCACTAGTTGGTTTTCCTGATGTGGCCCAACCTGCCGCGGCATCGCCGCCAACAGATTTACCCGTTGAGGTTTGTTGGCCCAGAAGACGAATGAATGTCAGAGGAGCAACATTCGCGCGAAGAAAGGCTTTGGCTGCATAGGTGCCGTACATCGGCGATTGATAGTTACCATCACGGTAGATATCACCACCTCCGGCGCCGGCAACGGTATCTCCAAATTCTGTTACAAAATCCGAATATGAACTTACTTTGACTGGGGTCATTGCAAGGCCGCGGCGTGAGCGCCCAATTACAACCGGTCCAATGGCATCTGCACTCTTAGGTATAAAGGAGTTATCAATCTCATTGATAAAGACTCCGGGAGATACAAACTTAAAACTTTTCACTGACATTATGTGTCCCTCTCTTTGGTTTAATGTTCTTTATGCTTGCGCAATCAAAGATAAATAGTATTTTTAATCCCAAAGACACTTCAGGAAGTGTTTTATGAACCAAAAAAGTCTTCGGTGCCGGGGAGAGGCTCAGATTCGCGTGGATATGTAAGTTCCACAATACTCTCCTCTACAGCAACGATTGGACGGTCATCGTTTTCGCCTTCGCCCATTAAGTAACCCAGCACTCTAATATTTATTTCAGATGAGAACATTCTCATCTCTTCTTCAAGGTTAGATACATTGTTATTGTGTGTAAAACTCTGATCTATAAAGGACTCATATGAATGGCCATTTCTTTTCATTGTAAAAGAGTTGATTTGGCCGGTTCGGGTGATGAAAGGCGCCATCATTTCGTTCATCTGTTGCTGGTATTCGCATTTAATAACAATTTTGTATTCTACGTTAACATATACCGGGATTGGTATAGAAAGAGTTTGGACAACAATCTTCTTATTAATTCTTGGAGAATATTGTTGTCTCTTACCAACTGTTATGTTCCTAGAAGCCTGAACAACGGCAAAATTTCTAGTTTTATCCTGTTTTATCTTTTTAGCTAGCACCATGCGGCCGACTCTTCCATTTCTATCTTTAGAATATAAATGTGCCTGATAAGAACCTTTACGTTCTGGATCTTTTGTGATGCCAGTCCTTTCGACACTTATTATGGGGAGTTTAAGGGCGCCGGCATCGTCTCGCATCTCTTTTTCGTTCTTAATCTGGAATGAGCGCTCTGGTGTTTGCCACAAAACAGGCACTTTTACGAAACCTTCGTTTGTGGTAGCACTCAGAGACAGATCTTCTTTAAGCCATGAGACTAAAGAATAATCAATGTTCTCAATATCGGACACTAGCATGCCAATTTCTTTCAATGACAAGTTTTTTGTGTCCACTGGGAGTTGTGCAAAATCAAAGTTATCAGGAAGCATCGAATAATCCCTTTCTTGCTCTTCTACAACGAGCAGCAATCTCGAATTCTTTGCCAACTTGGCCAAATAACAGTTTTGGCTCTTTCAAGCTAACTATTTCATAGTAGTAATCACCGTACAAAACAAAATCCCCCTCTCTTACATAGAGATCCTGATCTTCTTCAAGGCGCCTTTTGTGAAAATGGGCCATAATTTCCCAAGATTTATCAATTCCGGCGCTTTCCATATAATCAGTAGAATAATCAGTAAATTCAATCAAGGCATAAACGCGGATGGGAGCCAAGTAGGTCTTCTTGATTGCTTCGCCGTAAAGTTCATTGAACTTTGTTGCCCTAAGATCAATAGAGTAGTACAAGATCTGTTGCCCTATAACCTTCTCGACCAACTCGTCGTTAATTTGTTTGACAAGATCACGCTCTTTTTTACCTAAAAAGAGGGGTGGAGGTGGTGTTTCCGGTTTTGACCATTTGCTATCGTCTGACATTTACTCTCTCCTATCCTACAAAAATGGGCAATGGCGAGCGCCTTAAGGTTTCCTCTGCCGCGGTGCTCTTTTCTTGGTCTTTCTTGGCCAATTCGGGATATTCCACTTCTTTCAGAAGTTCCGTTAACTTATCCCTGAGACTTTCTTGTTCTTCTTTTGCTTGACTAAGTAATTCAGAATGATTCAGCGTAACACTATCGCCCGGGATCGGTAATGTTTGGAATTTGCCGCGGATTTGACCCAACATTTCCTTAGAAAGAGCTAAAGCATATTTTCTAATCCACTGTTTACCAATAGCATTAATATTTTCGTAAGGTATATTGTCAAACGGAAGTGTATTGAGATTATTAATTCCCTCAATACCAGTATCTGTTTCGCCTTCTTCTTCAAAGACGCTTGTTTTAATTCTAAATCTGAACCAAATGCGATCAAGGTACCCAGCAAAATTATCGGAGCCACGTGGGCATGGGTATATTCTTAATTTGTTATTAATAAGCTCATATGAGTAGTGTGAGGTCCTAGTATATAAAGAATCCTCGTACATGATTGCTTGCAATTTGTTTTGCCAAGTGGGGATGACCTCAAAAGTTGAGTCATCGGCGAACTGACCGTATGTTGAAGCATTGCCAACAACGCCAACACCACCATAGTACCCATAAAAGCGCCACATAGCAACTGGCGAACGATAATAAACTTTATCGATGATAATGCGCTTATCAGTTACCTTGCCACTGTAATCAATTGCAGCGCCATCGTCATTTACACCCGATGCCGAGGAACTAGAGATAATTGTTTGTAAATCATAATCTTGTTGGTTTTTAGTAGTGGTAAATGACGCCGAATAAATAGTTGTTGTGCCACCAACGCCGGCCATCATGGTCATTCCGTCAGCAATTCTGTTTGTATAGTTTGCTTCAAATCTTGGGAATCTTAAGCTAGCGCTGAGTGGACCAGATGTAAGATTGCCTTTATGATTGAATGTACCAGTAATATTGCCGAGAGCATCTGACAATACATTTTTACCTTGATGAAGGTTGAAGATATATGAATATTCTAAAACCGCTTCTTCATAAGCGGCATAAACATTTGAGGGAGTAAGCTCAATATCGACGACATCGCCGCCGAGTTTCTTATAAACATAGGCAACTTGGTCAGTGGCACCACTCAAAAAGGCAACTGAGCCTGTGTAAATTCCGAAGGGCAGCGAATCTGATACCAACGCGGCCGAGCCGGTGGATGTTAACACTATGGCGCTTGTTTGTGATTTTGGACTTAAGTTTGTAGGCACACACAAATCCTCCTACTAGGTAAATAGTTGATCATAACCAAAGATAAACACTTATATAAGATATTTACGAAGTCTTCTTAGTTGTCTTGGTTTTTGTGGTCTTGTGTGGTGTTGCCGCTTTTTTAGTAGTCGCAGTTTTGGCAGTTTTTGCTTTCAAAGTTGGGGTTGGTGCCGCCTTTGGCTTTTCAACTGCTTTTGTAGCTGCTTCAGTAATCGCTGGAGTAACTTCAACTTTTACCTCAGCTATTTCCGTTATCGGGGCTTCGGTGACCTCTTGTTCTGTTTTGATGGCCGCTTCGTGGCGCGCCTTGTCTCTGTTTTTAAACATCAATCTTTTACGAGGATGCATAATAATTTCTCCTTTTGACAAATATAAATAGTTAGAAATTAGCAAAAACGAAAATCTGGAAAAATAAGCGCCGAAATATTTTAGCAAATTGCCATTTTTAAAAAGAAAACCCCCCTATCAAAAGACAGGGGGGAAAATTTATGATAAGCAAAAACTTAAATTATTATTTTGTTAATTTACTCCATTGTTAAGTCAACAAGAGCGTATTCAGTTGTAGCATTAACTTGCATAACTTCACCAACAGTTCTGGCAACACGTTGCGCAGCACTATCAGCAATACGAGCGATAACTGCTCCCGCAGTACCGGTACTAATTGTGTGACACACAGAATCACCGATAACGACAGTCCCGGAGACAAGAACAGCAGCAGGGCCGCTTACTTGGTTCCAGAAGTAGTAGCTAGCAGTAATTGCGATTGGTGGGACACCAACAGTTTGACCGGTCATTGGGGTAGTTCCGGGTGCAGTTTTAAGCTTTTCGTACTTGCTGTGTGCTAAAGAGACTTTTGAGGTTCCGCTAGCTACAAGAGCAATAACAATTGGATCATGAAGTGTCATGACACAGTTTGGTGAGGTACCGTGCGTGTGCGCAGGGTGGGACTTGATTTTATAACAGTGGCCGAGGCCGGTACCGGCGTTCACATACAGATATCCACCTGCATACTCATTCTCTACAATGTTTGTGCCGGCTGTAATGATGGTAACCGTAGTATCACCAATCGCAGCAGCGAGACAGTTGAGGTTGAGGTGGTTACTAGCGTGTGACTTGTCACGAGTACAAGTTATTTTACCAGCAGCAAGTCCAGAACCGCCATTTCTACAATAACGATATGTTCTATCATTGTATTTTAAGATCGATCCGATTGGAAATTGTGCAGATGTTGCCTCCGCAAAAGGATTGACTGTAGTACCATCAGCACCTTTAGCATTTCTACCGACAACCAAAGTGGTGTCTGCTTGAGTGTCAGCACCAGTATCAGCCGTATAACCGGCTTTCTTCCTCAACACCATGTTGAGCAAGTTAGTGCTTGTGAGGTTAAGGTCCCTCTTTAAATTCTCTATTAGGGCTTGGGTTCTTGCCAAGCCTACTCTTTTACTTCCCATAGTTTAA